ATTTATTCGATCATATTATTTTTTAAACTGTTTTTGTTGAAAATCCTGTAATTGTTCCCATGTCATTCCATACCGACATTGATACATGGCCTCATGGTTATCACGTATAAGAGGATCTCCGTTCTTCAACCCCTCCATATCCTCTATCGCCTTAATCTTCTTATCCAGACAATCAAGCTCAATAGGCATCCTTTCATCCGGATAACGATTACCTTCCTTGACAAATATCCGACGTATCTTATCACGTCTTACCCGCATCTCGCGAAGATTGCATATAACGTATCCGATAAACGGGATCCTGATAGATATATTATCGGTATATCTGGAGAGATGATGGATATAAGATACGGATGCTTTCATGC